AATTTTTCTACCAAAATATGGTACATCAATTTGACCAATAGTAGCAGCAGGTATAGATGCTGCTCTACATGTAAATGTAAGTTTTCTCAAATCACCAATTACACCAGGAGGAACTGATAAGGAAACATCAAATAGGGAAGCACGAGCCCCTCCAAATTTAAGACCTTCATTTTTAAAATCTCTAATATTGAACATTTTTAACTCCTTTTTTGTTTATTTATTAACTACCAATAATTGTAGTAAACTCTACACCAGTTCTAACTGCCACAAAATTTAGCTGGATGAAGTTTATGGAACGTGTTGGTTTGATATAGATATCACCACGGAACTCATTGCGGTCGATTACTTCAGGAGTATTATTTGTTGCATCACATACCACTAGGAAATCAGTGATACCTCTGCGTCCTTGAACGTCACGTAGAAATGGGTTAATAATATTTCTAAATTGAGTTCTTGTGAAATCATCATTGAACTCAAATAGAGTTGTTTTAGCAACTTCAGAGATTGATTTTTCTAGAACAATGAAGAGTCTGCGGACATTGATTCTATTAAATGCGGAAGGCTTAGAGGTAGCAGTTTTATCACCGTAAAGGAGTGTGCCTTGACCAGCAAAAGATACTACTGGATTAACTGTATTGGTGTAAAGAAGATCACGCTCGGCTTGGTTTGGATTGAAACGAAGCTTTACAACGTTCTTGATTTGACCACGAGATACGCCGGCAGGAGAGAACCAAGCATCGTTAGTTTGATCAGTACGAGCACAGAGACCAGCAATATCACCGTTTAGTGGGATATAACGATATACATCATTATAGCGATCATACATGTATTTATAACCGGTATCAAGAACTGCGTAGCTTGTATCTGTTACAGCGCCTCTCCAATTTACAATTGATTGTGCTTCTGCGCCTGAATTTGAAGTAATCAAGGCATCAGGCGGTGAAGCAAATACGATACAATCTTTACGTGTTGTAGCAATATTGTCTATTAAATAGTTTGCAAGTTGAAAACCAGTAACAGTTTGATTATTTACAGTTGTAGAACCACCAACAGATTTACCTGTAATGACCAAACCGATATTAACTGCATCTGTTGATTTAAACTGATCATAAGCAGAAGCAAGAACACCTAGTGTAGCACTGTTTTCTGTATAACCATCTTGACCACCAACAAAATTTAGACGTACAGGTTTTTCATTTGAAGAAGTTGCAACATTTGTAGCAGTAGCAGATGTTGCACCTGTGCGATCAGTTGCCCACCAAATATTAGTTGATCTATTATTAATAACGGTTTTGTAGTAGTTTGATGAACCATCTGCGGTTTTAGCATCAGTTGCGCGAGATAGTCCCTGATAAACTTCTAGTATTTGTCCTGGAACACCTGAAAACTTGCCATTTGTATCGGTTACAACTACATGAACTGTGTCAATAGCAGAAGTATTACCAACTTCGGATACAAATTGTGAAATTTCAGGCGCACCTGAAACTAGACCATGATGTTCCCAGAAACGAGAAACTCCAACAACGGAGTTATTACCATTTACTGTGGTATTTGCTACATAATCAGTTGAAAGTATATACTTGTCTAGGAAAGATACTGTAACTGTGGCAAGATTTGAAGAAACACTTGGTGCGCCAATTGCAGAAATTGTAAGATATTGAGTACCAATAGCAGAATTACCTACTTTAATTGCATCGCCCACCGAAAGTGCTGCTGAAATGGTATTTGCATATGTATTTGCTGCTGAATCCAGATTATCAGAATCAAAAGATAATGTAGCAGTATTTGAACCAATGCTAATGTTAAATGCACCAGTAATATTATTACTGCTCTCTATACCAGCAAGATCAAGAATAGAAGAGTAAGCATTTACACTATCGCAAATTGAAACTCTTAGTGAGTTACCTAGTTCACCGGGATACTTAGCAACATAAAGAACACCAGATTGAAAGCTTGCACGTGCATCATAATCAATTTGATTCTTTACAACATTGTTTGCAACTGTTACAGCAGCGGTGTTGGCAACAGCATTTAGTGCAGAATTTGCATCACCTGTTGAAGTATTTGCAGCACGCACAACAAAAAGAGCCGAAGAATAGCTTAAAAAGCTAGCGGCAGTCAAAAATGTTTCTGGATTTAGAGAAGTTGGCTTACCGAAGCGAGCTACAAGTTGATTTTCATTTGAGATAAGAACTCTCTCACCTACTGGACCCCAACGGAAAACACCCGCAAAGGCAGCTGCAGAAGTAGAAACGCTTGGAACAACCGTAGTTAGGTCAACTTCAGAAACGTTTACACCGGGACTTACTAATACCGCCATAATTTTCTCCTTTCAAGAGATGTTGATATTTATATATCAGTTTATTTTATTGATAGAACGGCATAGTAAAAAGATCAATCTCGCTATCAAATCTAACTATGTTTATTTATAAAAAGTCATTTTCTAACGAATTAAACCAACCTCTTGACGGTTTTTCAAGTATTTCATTTACGGATTCACCATGATCTACAAACCCAAATGGTAAAAGATCATTCTCTATTTCATCTTCTGATTTCTCACGAAGTCTAGCCAAAGTATTAATATCAGTAATATCTTTAAAAAACGTCTGGTTGGATAACCAAGCAAATAGAACCAATCCCATAACCATATCATCATGGTTACCAGATTCAGCTTCATATGACACACCTTTTTTAGAAAACGTAGATAATTCTGAAATGGTGTGCTTATCATGAACTACAAGTTGATTTTGTTCTATGAGAAGTTTGAGAATAGAACAGCCGACAGATTTTACAGTTTTTGTGGTTCTAATACCTTTATCTACATTAGTACCAAATCCAGAAGAGATTCGTTTACCACTTCGTCCAGCATTTTCGGTGAAGAGTATATTCTCATATTCAAAATCATAATGAAGTGAGGTTGATATTTGTTCACCTAAATCATTAATTTCTACAAGGACTGAAGCATTGTTATAACTTTTTGCTATACGATAGACGATCTCAGCATAGTCGATAGGTGTCATAAGATTATTACGATAGGCACAGACTTGTTGATATGGCATTGTAGTTACATCAATAATGCTAAATGCTGAATAGTCTAGACCTTTACCTCTTGAAACGTCTACAATAGAAACGTAAGTGCGCCCAGGTTTTGAGTTCTCAAATAGAGATAGACCATCACGCTCGTTTAATGGTATGGATGCATGTAGTTGTTTTAGTTTCCAACCAGCAATAAGTGTACCCGAAGATCCTTGGAACTCAACTTCATATTCTTGAGAGAACTTCTGTATATCAAAGTTCATTGCCGATAGTGTGGCTTGTTTCCAGGCTTCATCTCTACCAGGAACCTGTGACCAATGAACCATAATAGGTTTATATGCGTTTTTACCTAACTGAGCATTTGTCCAAATATGATAGAAGTGATTTAAACCATTTGGTGTTGAAACCAGAATAAGCTTTGATTCTGCACCAGATGAAATAGTAGGATATACTGAAGTAAAGAACTCATCCCAATTGTCAACAAATGCTGCCTCATCAATAAACACCATATTAATAGAATAACCACGAATATTATCAGATGATGTAGCGGCGGCAATGATTCTGGAGTTATTTTCAAGTTCAAACGAACCTTTATTCCATTCTACAACACCTTGCTGAAGCCATTTAGGTAAATGCTGATATGCTAGTTGTATTTTACCAAGGATTTCTCGGGCAGTATCACCTTTATTTGCTAGCAACGCTACAGTTTTATCTTGATTAAAAAGAATATACCAAAGAATAAATGCACAAGTCACGCTTGACTTACCAACTTGTCGCGCTGTGGAAAGTACTGTATAACGATTATCAACCATAGCCATTATCATTTCTTTTTGATAATCGTATAGTTTGAACTCAATGAGACCACGATCGATGTTGATTATGCGCATGTAGGTTTCAACAAAATAAACCACATCTTGTGAACACTTTGCATATTCTGCAATGATATCATGAGTCCAGTTGATAGAAACTCCAGAACGTTTTAGATTTGGATTTCCATTATAAGATCTAAACTTATTAAATATTTCTGTTGACATTAGTACTCTTTATTGGTATAATAGGTATTGACCTTAAAGGAATGGTATAGGTTTATTGATTCTTCAAGTCTGCTAGAATCTTCTGAAGCTCTGTTGATGTTCCTACAAATAAGTTGTTTGTAACTTGTTTTGCTTCTTGGTCTCTAGGTTCATCAGCTTTGTCTAGTTCTCGAATAGACTTTTGAACTTTCAACAGTTTCTCTGAGGCATTAACTACAGTTGTCATAAGGTTTGAAAGTACTTCAAAGTCTCTAGCATTCTGTGATTGATCTGCTATTTGTGCCATTCTTGATATGGCATCTGATCCATTTGCAATTACTTCACGAATGTTTGCTCTAGCATAAGTAAAATCTTCATTTGCCGAATCATTCTTAGCATTTGCTACCATAGTTGATATTGTAGTAGCAAATGGAGAAGGCATAATACCTAAAGCATTATTTATTGGATTGGTATTTGAGGTCATAGAGTTTCAGTTATAACTGTTACAAATCCAAAGTCATCACTTGCCACAATATCATTAACTGGGATGGATATACTTGAGTTTGAAGTTGGCTGCCCATTTGAGGTTAAGCCCGGTTGAATATGAATAGTCACTATTGGATCATCTACATCCGAAATGGAATCTGCTGTATCTGGTGGAATAAAGATTTGTGTATTTGCATATTTGATGACTTTGGCGGTCTTTACTGGTCCGTATAGATATCCTTTGAGTGTGAAATCTAATGTCCATACCATGGATCTTCTTTTATCAAAGTCTCCATCATAAACATCATCTACATTTACTCTATTTAAAATGATAGGAATATCATGTTTGATATTCATCTCTGGGATAATATTAGCGGTAACAGTCCAATCGGGTGTAAAGAATGGAAGAATCTGCTCTACTATCTTAGTTCCATCTTCAGCATTCTTACAGAGAATACTGAGTTGAAATGATATATTATACGGAACAGGAACATATTGGGATTTACGTTTATTTTTATCAGCATCAGTCACCGAGACTCTATTAACAGACTGTAATTTTCTAGAACTATCATAGTCAAAACCAGTTATCTCAAATGACATCATAGGTAAAGGAAAAACGGCAGTCGGTCTATCTATATTTGAATCTTCTACTACTCTGGATAATGCTTTATCTTTTGGTCCATAGGTAATGGGCACACGCATAAGATTGGTGACAGCTCCATTCTTATCGGTTCTAGTGATATAGATATTATTGAATAAGGTACCAAAACAAATGATATACTTGCGGATAAGATTAAAATAGAATGGTTTAAACATTAATAATCATCCTCAGCAAACGGATTCTTTTCTTCAAAGTTGATAAATGAATCCGAACCAATACTGAAGTTTTCTGTACCATATTGAATAGCATCATTATCTGCTGCAGGATTTGTGGTAGATAGATTATAACTTTCCATAACTAGAATATCACTGTTCTCATCTACTAGATAATCACCATTTTCATCCATAAGTGCATGGTCAAAGATATTTGTGGAATAATTCCTTTGTAGCTTATCAATCTCTGCAAACCCAGTATTGAATACTTCATTAGAGTACTCGAAGAGCTCACAGGTAAACTTCCACGTAGGCAAGGTACCTAGTGGATAAAACATGGAGAACTTATCAACATACATGACTTTGAAGCACTTATTATTCAATGGAAAGTAAATAAGATCACCTTCATTTGGTCTTTGTTGACTGGTAACTACACCAACATTTTCCTCAAAGATTCTTTGTGAAACTACAAATGTTACTTGATCTCTAATCTGTAGACCAAACTTAGACATGAAATTCCCATCACCAGTAAAGCCGTCGATAGACTCAATATACATCACAACTTGTAGAGCTTGAGTATATTCTGATGAATCATCCTCAGTATAAAGTTGATCAAAGTTTGTAATTTTTCTAGGAAGATACATCATGTCTTGCCCGTGGATTGATATGGACTCAATGATTAAATCATGTAGCAGATTTTGTTCACCAGACGATGCAAAGTTATTGAAGTAAACAGAACTGCTACCACGCATTTACTTATCCTAAAAATTCTAAAAGTCTGAACATTAACGTGATGTTATTCTATACATATTAATATCAATCAGCCGCCAATCATATCAGTTACTGGAAGACTATAAGAACTAATCATTTCTTGTTCTAGATCTTGACGCTCTTTTGTAGCTTCATTATAAATTGTCTGCCCATTAAAAGTTAAGCCGCCAGGGAGTTGCATCCCAGAGAATTTCTTCAGATTAGTTCCCCATTGTTGCTTGATCAAGCATGTAGCATATCTAGCTAACCAGCGGTCTTTCCATACATCAGTATATGTTGCAGGATCTACAATCTGATATGCTTCAACAATGATATAGTCACCTTGACTAACAACATTCCAATCCATATCAATATGAAGTCGATTGACATTACGATTATAACGAATAGGTTGTTGCCCTACAAGCATCTGTTCTAGAAACTGTATATGAGTTAGCGCCATGTAATATGGTACCATAGAAACAGAAGTCAATGTATAAAGATCATTCAAAGCAATCTGATATCGAATATTGAATAGACTGTTTGTATTCAGTCCTTGACCAATAGGAAACAAGTTGACAGCACCAATGATATTCTCAGGCATTGTAATATATTTGTTTGTCTTATCATTATCCGTGATCTGATATTTGTAATAAATCTTTTCAGTGCCGTCAAAATGATAGTCCCAATAATATTTTAATGCTTCATCAATACGATCATCAATTTGGTCATCATCCACATTAATTTCAATTACGGGTTTACCTAAAGTTCGTAGGCAATATTCAGCAAATTGTGGTTTAGTTGTTGGAGTAGCCATATGACTTTCTCTTTTTTGTAGATTCTAGTATAACGTCGGGTTTATTTCTACTGATGATAACGATTTCAGGCTCAACCACTTGTACTTCAACTACACCTGCAACTTCATGTTCTGGTACTAATGAATATCCATCAGCAAGAATTGTCATAGCATCTATAGATTCTGGTAGTTCCAAGTCAATACCATTATCGGTAAGTACTTTTACAAATGCTGGTTTATAGTATCTTCTAGGTCCAAAAATAATTTTATTATCTTTAACCAAAAGATATAAAGTGATGGGTGCTGTCATTTTTTTACTTTCTAATATCTTTTCATATAAAATATTTATATTATTGTGTTTTATTTATAATTGATTAACTGTTGGGAATAGACAAGTTGATATAAATCTTTCGACTGTGTCAGAATCAAATCCAAGCGATTTCATAACTTTTGGGGTGTGAGGGTTCAGTTTTTGGTTGTTACAATACCAATTTTGTGATTCTGTTGAATCTATATCCGAAGAAGAACCAATGTTTTCAAGATAGTAATGAAGAGTCTCATTGGCTAACGAAAGAATAATGTCAAGCTCTTCGACCGTGCTTATATTACCAGCAGCAACCATACTACCAGAAAATATGTTCTTTGCCCACTGAGGTAGTTCTCTTTTCTTTGACCATTCAATACCATC